TTCCAAGTTCAATACTGGACTTACGCAACCGATACTAACACTGGTAACGCAGAGAGCACAGACTGATGAATTACAAACCTACTAAATAGTAGGACAAGTAATTACAATACGTCTGATGTCCCAATTATTTGGTTATTCGCTTGATAGAAAGAAGGGGTCGAAATCGGCTCCTTCTTTTGTGCGTAAAGAGTCAGACGATGCAGCGCAACCTATTGTTGCTGGTGGTTATTTTGGACAATATGTCGAGATGGGCGACGCTGCCAACAAGGCAAGCGAAGCAGACCTTATTGGTCGTTACCGTGAAATGTCACTGCATCCTGAATGTGATGCAGCAATCAATGATGTTGTTAACGAAGCGATTGCTGGGGATCTAAACGATCATCCCGTAGATATTGATCTCCAAAACCTCAAAGCATCGCAGACACTCAGAAATAGAATCAAGGAAGAGTTTGAAAACGTCCTTGTTCTCCTAGATTTCGATAGAAAAGCATACGACATCTTCCGTAGATGGTATATCGACGGCAGACTTTTCTATCATAAGATGATCGATACCAAGAACCCTAGTGCTGGCATTAGTGAGTTGCGGTATATCGATCCTCGTAAGATCAAGAAGGTTGTCGAGTTTGACAAACCCAAAGATCGCCTCCAACCAATCGATCCTCAGACTGCTTCGATCGTACCGAAGTCTGTTGAGTATTACATTTACTCACCAAAAGGTCTGAAAGGATATGAGAATAATGGTATCAAGATTGCTCCTGATGCTATCTCCTATGTCCACTCTGGTCAGTTGGATATGCAGCGCAACTATGTGCTGTCACACCTTCACAAAGCAATCAAGGCACTCAATCAACTCCGTATGATTGAGGACTCTCTGGTCATTTATCGTCTGTCCAGAGCACCTGAACGCCGCATCTTTTACATTGATGTGGGTAACCTGCCCAAGCAAAAGGCAGAACAATACCTCCGTGAAGTGATGTCTCGTTATAGAAACAAGTTGGTCTATAACGCTGACACTGGTGAGATCAGAGACGATAAGAAATTCATGTCTATGTTGGAAGACTTCTGGCTTCCAAGACGCGAGGGTGGGCGCGGCACTGAAATTTCTACTCTCCCTGGCGGGCAAAACCTCGGTGAACTGGAAGACGTTAAGTATTTCCAGAAGAAACTGTATAGATCTCTGAATGTCCCAGAGTCTAGATTGGAATCTGAATCTTCTTTCAACATTGGTAGATCTGCTGAGATCACCCGTGATGAAGTGAAGTTCCAAAAGTTTGTCACAAGACTCCGTAAGAAGTTTAGTGACCTGTTTAATGATCTCCTTAAAACTCAACTGGTTCTGAAAGGCGTTTGTACGCTGGAAGAATGGGATGAGATGAAGGAGCAAATCCAGTACAACTTCATTGCCGATAACTACTTCTCTGAAATGAAAGAGAAGGAAGTTATGAATGAGAGACTCGCTCTTCTCGCTCAGATGGATCCTTACGCTGGTAAATACTTCTCTCTTGAATACCTCCGCCGCAACATTCTGCGTCAAACTGATAACGAGATCGATGAGATCAACGAGCAGATGCAAGCAGAAATGGATGCTGGTTTGATTGTCTCTCCCGCAGAGATGCAACAGATGGAGAAGGCGCAAATGGAGATGTCATTGATGCCTCCTGAACCCGAACAAGAGGAAGAGGGATTAGATCCCAAAGATTACGAAAAAGGAAATATCTAAATAGTACATATAATCTGTAATTATCATGCCCTCCCAATCTGCCCTTGACATTGTAAATTCGCTGTTCGCTGGTCAAAAAGACCTCTCGGACTACGTTGATACACAGATGAAATCCCTCGCCATGGACACCATCGGTGACATGAAGAAGGAAGTCGGCGCAAAGATGTTTGCACCTACCCCTGATGAACCAGAGGTAGAAGCATCTGCCGAGACAGAACCTGAAACCCCCGACACCCCCGAAGCATCAACTGAGGAACCTACCGATGAAACTGATAACGGAACAAATTGATGACGCTAAGATCGTAATTACCGAAGGTAAGAACGGTAAGAAAAACACTTTCATTGAGGGTGTATTTCTGCAAGGCGAACTCACTAACCGTAACGGAAGACGTTATCCTATCTCTACTCTCGCAAGAGAAGTAGGTAAGTATAACGAGAACTTCGTTAAGACTGGTCGTGCTCTGGGAGAACTGGGTCACCCTGATGGTCCTACCATCAACCTTGACCGCGCTTCTCACCTTATCACTTCCCTGAAACAGGAAGGTAATAACTTTGTTGGCAAAGCAAGACTTCTTGAAACACCTATGGGTAAAATCGCCAAGCAACTGCTTGACGAAGGTGTCAAACTGGGAGTTTCTTCACGCGGACTGGGTTCTATCAAGGAAGAAAATGGTGTCAAGGTAGTAGGCGAAGACTTTATGCTCGCTACTGCTGCTGACATCGTAGCAGATCCTTCTGCTCCTGATGCATTTGTTAATGGAATCATGGAAGGGAAGGAATGGGTGCTTGCTGGTGGCGCAATCCACGAGCAGCAAATTGAGCAAATCAAGAAAAGAATTGACAATGCTGCGGTACGTCAACTCGAAGAAAGGAAGATTTCCGCGTTTTCTGAGTTCTTGAAAAATCTGTAATCATAAATAATTAGAGCAATCACAGCAACGTAACCACGAGGAGACACAATGTCTGACAAAATTGAAACTACTCTGGACGAATCGAGCGTAACTGCTGGCGCTAAGCCTGCCGATCCCCAAGGTAAACTGTCTGATGAAGGCAGTGGACTTAGTGGTATCGCTGACCTCGGTGGTCCTACCCCCCAAAACTCTAAACCCGACGACGAGTCTAACAAGTTTAAGGTCGTCACGGGTGGCAATGCACAAGCACCCACAACGAAACCTTCCGATGCTTCTGGCAACAAGCAGGACAGCATCAAGAAGTCTCCTACCTTCGACCACGCTGAGCACGAAGGTGAAGAAGTGATTGCTGAGGAAGAAGAGACTGAAACCATTCAGATCGATCTTTCTGCTGACGTTGCTGCTCTGACTGAGGGTGAAGACCTGTCTGAGGAGTTCAAAGAGAAAGCTGCTACGATCTTTGAGGCAGCAGTTGTTTCTCGCCTTAACGAAGAACTTGACAGAATCCATGGTGATTATGCCAAGGTCCTCGAAGAAGAAATTGAGACCGTAAAATCCACTCTTGCTGAGCAAGTAGACGAGTATCTGTCGTTTGCTGTTCAGAAGTGGGCAAAGGATAACGCTCTTGCCATTGAGCACGGCATTAAGACCGAGATGGCAGAAAGCGTCCTTGCTGGACTCAAACAAGTTTTCGCTGAGAACTTCATCGAAGTTCCCGACGAGAAAGTTGACTTGGTTGATGAAATGACCGAGCAACTCGATACTATGGAAAAGAAACTCAACGAACAAATCGAAGAGAACGTCTCCCTCACCAAAGAGGTCGGCGGTTATATCAAGAATGGGATCGTGAGCGAGCTGAGCGAAGGACTGTCTCTTGCACAACGCGAGAAACTTGCCTCCCTTGCAGAAGCAGTTGAGTTTGAAAATGAAGAGACCTTCCGCGAGAAGGTGGCGACTCTGAGAGAGTCGTATTTCTCCACCAAACCCGAAGTAACTACTGTTACTGAGGATGTTGAAGTAGAGAACGCACAGATCGGCGGCACTATGGACGCCTATGTGCAAGCACTTTCCCGCTGGGCTAAGTGATAACTAAACCCCTATTCCACCTAGAAATTAAAAGGTAAAAAAGCAAATGTTCAATTCCGAATCTTTGCAGGAAAAGTGGGCACCCATTCTGGAACACTCCGAACTCGATAACATTTCGGACAAGTATAGAAAGGCTGTTACCTCCATCCTGCTCGAAAACCAAGAAACCTTCCTGAAAGAGGAAGCAGGCATCCTCAACGAGGCAGCCCCTACCATGTCCGCTGGCACCGCTGGTTTCAGTGGTAGCAGCACCGCTACTGGTCCTGTTGCTGGTTTCGACCCTGTTCTGATCTCCTTGATCAGACGCTCCATGCCGAAACTGATTGCCTATGATATCGCTGGTGTGCAACCGATGACTGGTCCTACTGGACTGATCTTCGCAATGCGCTCCCGCTATGGCACCAACAGAACTGCTGGCACCGAAGCATTCTTCAACGAGGCTGACACTGAGTTCTCCGCTGAGAACGCAGCATCTGACCTGGGTAGAACTGCTCAGGCAGGTAGCAACCCTGGTCTGCTCAACGACAGTGGCACTTATAACACCTCTGGTGGTATGACCACTGCCGAGTCTGAGGCACTGGGCGACGCTTCTGGCAACCAGTTCGCAGAAATGAACTTCTCGATCGAGAAGGTCACTGTGACTGCTAAGTCCAGAGCACTGAAAGCTGAGTACAGTCTTGAACTTGCTCAGGACTTGAAAGCAGTCCACGGTCTGGACGCTGAGAGCGAACTCGCTAACATCCTCTCTACTGAGGTTCTCGCTGAGATCAACAGAGAAGTTGTTAGAACTGTCTACAAGATCGCTCGTCCTGGCGCTCAGAACAACACTGCTACCGCTGGTGTGTTTGACCTCGACGTTGACTCCAACGGTCGTTGGTCGGTTGAGAAGTTCAAGGGTCTCCTCTTCCAAATCGAAAGAGACATGAACGCAATCGGTCATGAGACTCGTCGCGGAAAGGGCAACATCCTCATCTGCTCTGCTGATGTGGCATCTGCTCTGTCCATGGCTGGTGTTCTTGACTACACCCCTGCACTGTCTGGCAACAGCAACCTTCTCCCTGATGACAACAGCAGCACTCTTGCTGGTACTCTGAACGGTAGAATCAAGGTTTATGTTGATCCTTACTCTGCTAACGTAAGTGACCGTCACTTCTACGTTGCTGGTTACAAGGGTTCTTCTGCCTATGACGCTGGTCTGTTCTACTGCCCCTATGTGCCGCTCCAAATGGTGCGTGCCGTTGGTCAGGACACCTTCCAGCCCAAGATCGGATTCAAGACTCGCTACGGCATGGTCGCGAACCCCTTCGCCGAAGGTACTACCCAAGGCAGCGGTGCTCTTACCGCTAACGCCAACCGCTACTACCGTAGAGTCCTGGTTGACAACCTCATGTGATCCATTCACAAAACTTTATTCAAGAGACCCTTCGGGGTCTCTTTTTTTGTACCTATGTAACGGGTTTGTAAAAAAGCAACAAATGTATATTACGATACCAAAACTATCATAAGTAATAGTAGAAACCAGCGAGGTGATGACATGCACTCAAACTTCTATTTGTTATGCAGTACATCTTATGGTGATCATCATGAAGAACATCGTATCACACAATCAATTAGATGAGTGGAGACATTTTGCTCAGACTATTGACGAGTTAGAAGCGGAGATGGACGACGTGAACGAATACTATGAATGTCTGATTGATTGCCAAGACACCCAATCGGTGTGTAAACGCATATGCAAGGAGATGCTTATGTAATGAAAACCGAACATACTATCCAAAATGGTGCCGTCAAGGCACCTTTTTTGTTAAATAGTTGGTATAATGTACGTAGAACTCTTTATGTGGGATACCATGGGACGTGGACGTATCAGCAAGACAGATATGCTTGCCCGAGTATACAAACTTAAAACTGAGTTATTCGACGGTAAGTACAGTCATAAGAATGGAGACTGGCACGATGGAAGGCACTCCGCTCTTAATGAAATGCTGGACATGCTCAACGAATACTCCCAATGAACCCTGATCAAAAGAGAGAGTTCTATAAACAGTTACGTGAACGGATCAAACAACTAAGGATGCAGCACCTCTTTGAGGAACCCTGCCCTTTGTACGAACCAGAGTGGGAAGAAGACCATTACTGGGACTGCCGTTTAACATACGACTACGACGAAAATGACTAACACCCCTATTAGTAAAGAAGAAGTGGAGGTAATGATTGCCGATGCAATACGCAGACACAATCGCAATGCTTCAATTATTTCAATGTGTGTTGGCTGGGTTGTTCTTGCACTTTTTGCTGAGGGTTTGCTTCGACTTATTGGAGTAATTCCACCAATCCTACCATGGTTGAACATAACATTGAACTGATTGGTACAGTAATTATAGGTATCCTTGGACTGTCATTGATAGTTCAGGGATATTTTATCGCGTCTGGAAGACATCAGTATAGACATGCTGAAAGAGAACAGACGAAGATGGACAAGGCACGCAAGCAAGTAGAAGAACTGTTTAAGGATAAATAACTAAAAAAGATCATGCCTGCTGATTACGGTGCTTGGAACAAACAGGTCGAGAACAGAAACTTTCTGTCACCGATCGGATTTAAGATGCAACTGGAAGGATACCCTAAGGTAACTTACTTCGCACAGTCTGCATCAATTCCTGGTCTGTCGATGAATACTGTTGAGCAACCTACTATAATGGGACGCCCAATCCCATGGGAAGCGCATGGTTTGAATTACGAACCGTTTAATATAACTTTCTTAGTTGATGAAGATCTCGAAAATTATCTTATCCTACATAACTGGATGCGTGGTATCGCTGGCGGCGGTGAGTCTCTTAGAGAGCGAGTGTCATTGGAAGAAGCAGATTATCCCGTCAGGTGTGATGGGTCTCTTGCCGTCTTGAATTCTAATATGCGGACTAACTTCTTTGTGACCTTTAAGGATCTCATCCCTGTTAGTTTGAATGCGTTAGAATTTAATGCTACAATAGATGGTACGGAGTATGCCACAGCAACTGCTGAGTTCAGGTATATCTCCTACGAAATCCAAGACATCGATGGAAACAGGAGGACTGTACTTGAATGACACTTGATGAAATTCGTGACATGTGGAGAGAGGACTGTGTTATTGACCAGAACGATCTCGACACTGAAAACTTTAAGTGTACCGTTATCCATGAAAAGTATCTGAACATCTGGTCTCAATTCAAACTGATGCTATCAGACGCTGAGACCAAAGGCAAGATGCTTTACAAAGCAAAGTTTGAATACTATTCAGGCAAAGCACCAGCAAAGGTATACGCTGACAAACCATTTAATCATAAGGTCCTCAAAGGAGACCTGAACACATATATCTGGGCAGACGAAGAGTGGTTACGAAACTCCCAGAAAATAGACTATCTTCAAACCTGTATAAATTACTTAGAGATGATTCTTAAACAGTTATCCTCGCGAGGATTTCAGATTAAGAATTTTATTGATCTGAGGAAAACAGGTGATTACTAGGATTACGAAGAAGAACGAAGTCTACATCAAAGTTAATACAGATCCACATGTACATCAGGAACTAGCAGATCATTTCTGCTTTGATGTACCCCAAGCAAAGTATATGCCCCAGTACCAAAAGTACAAGTGGGATGGCAAGATCCGTTTATACTCCCCAGCAACAGGGGAGATATATGCGGGTCTTTTTGATTATCTAACTGAATTCCTGGACCAGAGGGATTACCCCTGGCAAGTAGAAGAGTCTGAACACTATGGATCACCAACAGATACTGAACCTCTCATATCTCCTGAGGCAGTTGCGGGGTACGTTAGATCTCTGGGACTACCTTTTAAGGCACGAGACTACCAGTTACGAGCAATTTACCAAGCACTTAAAAAGAATCGCAGACTTCTACTATCCCCCACAGGATCAGGCAAGTCCTTAATCATCTATGCCCTAGTCAGATGGCACCTAGGGATGGATAGACAGTGCCTGATCATCGTCCCCACCGTTTCACTTGTTGAACAGTTATACAAAGACTTCCAGCAATACGGGTGGAAAGCAGATGCATACTGCCACAAGATCATGGGTGGCACCGAGAAGTATACCGACGCTGATGTGGTTATATCTACTTGGCAATCTATCTATAAGGAACCGAAGAAGTTCTTTAACAGGTTTGATGTGGTCATCGGTGACGAGGCACACCTCTACAAGGCGAAGAGTCTGTCAGGTATCCTTACTAAAATGCATGACTGCAAGTATCGTATAGGACTGACAGGTACTCTCGATGGTATGCACACGCACCAGTTGGTGCTAGAAGGATTGTTTGGTAGATGTGAACAGGTTACTAAGACAGTAGACCTGATGAAGAAAGGACATCTCACACCTCTGCAAGTGAAGTGTCTGGTATTGAAGCACGGATACGTGCCCTTTGATGACTATCAACAAGAGATGGATTACATCGTCAGTCATCCTAAGAGAAATAATTTGATTGTGAATCTGGCAGCAGATCTGAAAGGCAATACACTCATCCTATTCAACTACGTCGAGAAGCACGGAGACCCTTTGTGGGAGATGCTAAATACTAAGGTGAAGGGCAATCGTAAGTTGTTCTTCATTCATGGCGGTATTGATGCTTACGACCGTGAAGAGGCGCGAGCAGTATGTGAACAAGAGAAAGATGCAATCATTCTCGCTTCATACGGTACGTTCTCAACAGGGATCAACATCAAAAACCTACACAATGTTATATTCGCAAGTCCATCTAAGTCCAGAGTAAGGAACCTCCAATCTATTGGTCGTGTCCTTAGGAAAGGTGAAAACAAGGCACAGGCAGTGTTGTATGACATCGCTGATAACTGCGCCCGAGGATCCAGAAGTAATTATACCCTTCGCCATCTTGGTGAAAGATTAAAAATTTACCAAGAAGAATCGTTCAATTACGAAATCAAGGAGATCAAACTAAAACATGATTAGTTACATACGGCACGACGATCAGTTCTATGGAACTATGAAACTCACAACAGGTGAAGAGATCCTGGGTGAGATTCTTGTGACAGAAGATCCTGAGACGAAAACAGATTTAATCTTTATTCAAAATCCTGCTAGGACTAAGGTTGTAGAACTTGATCCAGATAAGGACACCAAGTCCCAAAAAGTTGCTATGGGATTCATCCGCTGGATGAACTTCTCAGAGGAAGATTTCTACGTTGTACCAGAGAACCAAGTCTTGACGATTGCACCTATGTCACCAGAAGCGGTGATGATGTACAAGCGTTGGGTCCGTAAAGAGATTCATAAGGAACCAGAAAGGAACCCAGAAGTACCCATGAATGAAAGCATGGGACTGATCGGATCAGTTTCTGATGCCAGAAAACTCTTGAAGAAGATCTATGACTCACCTAGTTTCTTTAAGTAACTAGCTATACTGTGTCTCTGAACCCTTACAGTGTTGAGTATAATTATTATTGATCACCTTGTCAAGCTCTTGACGATTGGGGTGTGAAAGTGTTAACATTATGTCAACCGTGAACAACCTTTATGTCGGTACTAATGCCACGGAAGTCCACCAAAAAGAAAGAACACTATGTAGATAACAAGCAGTTCCTTCATGAACTGATTATCTATCGTAACAAGTGCGCTCAGGCAGCAGAGGCAGGTCAACCCAAACCTCGTGTGTCAAATTATATTGGTGATTGCTTCTTGAAGATCGCAACACACCTATCGTATCGTCCAAACTTCATCAACTACATGTACCGAGAGGACATGATTGGTGATGGTATTGAGAATTGTATTCAGTATATTCATAACTTCGATCCCGATAAATCGTCCAACCCGTTTGCATACTTTACACAGATTGTGTACTATGCATACCTTAGAAGGATTGCTAAGGAGAAGCGACAGCAAGCAATCCGAGAAAAGATTCTGGAACGAAAAGGATTTGAAGAGGTCTTCCACACAGATGACCTTGACAACATGAGTGATATGAACTACATTAAGTCCAGAGTGGAAACTAACACCAGGTACTCCTAATGAACGACAAGTACATGTCCAACTATTGGCGTGGTGGTACAACTAAGGATCGCATCGCCGAACTTCTAGCAGAACTTTCTGATCTCACAGGTGGTAAATCGTTTTCTAAACGTACGGTTTCTTCATACGGTAAAGATAC